GCGTTGCGGCGCTTATCCAACCACTCGCACAACGCGAGCGCCAGCGCGGCGGCGAAGCGTTCAAGCATTCGCCTTCGCGTCCTTCGCGAATATGAGGCCAACGCCGGCCATGACCGCAGATACAACCCCGGCCCAATTGGGAACGGTCAACGGGTCACCGTCGAACATGGCGGAAGCGGCAGCGCCGGCGGCAATCACAATTGCGGCCAGGCCGCAAACGGTTGTATTTCGGTTCGTCATACGTCCCTCCATTTTTCGAGCGCTTTAATACGCGACTCGAATTGCGACATAGATACTTGCAGGCGGGCGATACTGATTTCCACGCTGGTGAGTTTCCCCAATACCAAAACCGTAGTAGTGACGATGGTCCCTACTACGGCCATAGCGGCGGCGAAAACCTCTACCGACATTATGCCGACGCCCAACAGTTGACGCTCACAGAAGCAGCGGTCGCCGGCGCAATCCAGATATTGAATGGATCATGCTGGATGAGTTCCATTATCCTTGTGCTAAGCAAAGTCACTTCGAAACCGTCGGCGCCGTCTGCTTTCGTTCGGATAACGATATTCGCAGCGGATGAAATGAAGAGCTTCGATGGCCCGCGCCGAACGGTGGATAGTTGCGTAAAGGTAGTAACAACGGCCGCGGTGCTGACATTTGCGAAATAGGTAACGGGCATTTAGGCAACCCTTATTGCGACCAAGCCGGTAGCGTTGGTCTGAGCTTGATTCGGTGTAAGGTATTTCACGGTGGCGGCGCCGCCGATACTTCCGGCGCCCTGCATCTTGATTACTTCGCTGGCGGCCAGCACGGTGACGAACGCGGCGCAGGAAACCGATACCGCGGCGCCGCCCTTCGATACCGTTCCTTCGGTCGATGCCTGCGTAACGGTTGCGGAATTGACGATGCGCATCGTGACGTTCGGCGCAGCGCTGGCGCTATATGCCGTAGCCGTCGCCGAGACAAACCAAACGCCCGTAGATAGCGTGATGCTCGCGAGGTCATACCACGTATTTAGGCCAGTTAGCACGCGGTCGGTTGTAGCCCACGACTCCGCGTACAACAGACCGGCAAGGCCTACAAACGTAGTACCCGATTCGATAGTCAAATCGGTCACGGCCGGCGTGATGGCCAGCGTCGTAACCTGCGGCGAAATCGTCAGGTCGGCCATTATCTCAACACCTGTGGAAGCACGTAGTAACTACCCGCGAGCGTGTTAGTCACTATGCCTGACTGCGAATACTGCAGGTCGTAAACGCCGTGCGTATCAGCCACCAGCGCGGCGGTAGCGGTCGCCGAAATGGAAACCACAATATGAGTATGCCCGCCCGTTTGCGGGTCGTGCGTAATGGTGAGGCCACTACCTACCGACAAATCCAACAGCGCTGGCGTCGACGTGTACCCGTAGCGCGCAACGAATCGAGCGGCGAACCCCGTAAGGTCAACGCCGTCGATTTGCAGGTCAAACGCGTAGGTAGCGCCCTGCGTTATTTGAAGGTCGTAGTTAGCCATTGGGGCAAGTTCCGTCAATAGCCTGCGTGTTGATGATCACCCATAATAGGGTGCCATCTGAACACCTATTAGGTACGACCCAAACCGCGGTATCGTTCGGAATGCGCACGGGAAGGAACCCACCGGGTAGGTGAGAAATCAGGATGCCGTATGCAACGGTGGTCAGCGTGTTACCCGTTTCGGAAACGCTTACGGCGTTGCCGGTGATGCCGCCCGATTTCACCGCTGGCGTGTAGCTAGGCGCCGCGCCAATGGTGGCCTCCGTCCAAGTGTATAGCCAGCGGTAGACGCTGCTAGCGCTGGTGATGGCGGTAGCGCCGGTGATGCGCGCCAGGCACCCGTTGATAAGTTCGGGCGCATCATGCGACGTAGCAGCGCGCTGGATATCAGCGGCGCGCGCGGACACTAGTGAGGATTTCGCCACTAGTACCAAGTCCCCTTAAACGCCTGATATTTGTAAGACTGGCCGAGCGGCGCCAATGGCCAAATATCATTGAAGTCTACAGCGGTCCTTACTTCGCGCGTCCATCGAACGTCGGCGTAATCGGCGCCAATCATCAATGCGCGGCCGTCGGCGCCAACTTCGGGTACTTGCGAATGGTGGTAATACTCGTCCCACAGGTAGTCCATCACGATTTCGTACATTTCATATTCGAGGTTTGAAATGGAACCACCGTCGCAAACCAGTTGCCCGGCGCCATAGCCTAGGAACATCGAATCGTTTTTCTTTCCTACGTAGTCCTGGATAATCCCCGTCAATTCGTCGATGCTGGACGATTCGCAGTCAATCACTAGGCGCAGGCGCAGATTCACTTGCCGCACGTCAACGGATTTGCGCTTCGGGTCGCCCTGGATATCTGTGCTGGATTTGTTGTTAGACGCGTTCGGGGCCGTCATACTTGGATTATCGCGAAGCTGCTGCATCGAACGCGTACGAATGGTCGGCGTTACGCTCGCGTGCAAAAACGCCCCTTCGGTTTGGGTCGTAGCGTTCAATATCGATTCTTCAGTCGGTCCCATGCCCTTCGCTACCTTCGTCCAAAAGTAACGCGTCGTGTATTCAAGGGTGAACGTTGCGCCGCCGCTGGCGTGTTCCCAATTCGCGGAACGCAACAGCGCGTAGGGTTGCCATTTCTCCGCGGTTGAACCGGGACCATCGGGATACGGGGTAGCGATGTTCGGGCATGGCGAAACCGCTGGCGCTACGAAATCCGCGCGGAACGCGTCGATATCGTACGGAAGCACGAACGGCGTATAGACGCCCGCTATTGGCTTCCGTTGAACAAACCAGCGTTCGGTGATTCGGCTTTGGCCGTCAATCGTCCCTTCCGAAACGGATACAGACAAACGCGACGCCTGGAAGTTCGTTGTATCGATAGACCACGTCATGTGTTCGCCGCCCGTTGTTGCTTTGCGAGTGCGTCCATTGTCTTACCCATTTGGTTTAGTTCCTGCTGCGTCATGTATGACTGCTGCTGCGCAACGGTAGACGAACTGCCCATATCGTAACTGCGGCCTATTTCATGGCCCTCTTTACCGCCTAGAAACGCGCCTAGCGCGGCCATCAATCCCTTACCCGTTAGCGCTACGGATTCAGCGCCGTCCAGAATGTCGCCCACGATTCCGCCGGTTTGCCCGAATTCATTTGCCGCGCCGCCCCAAAACGCGTCCATCCATCCCTTACCCGCGCCCGAGCCGGTGAGGTCGGTACTACGCGCGGCCAGGCGCGCGCCCAGTCCGCCGCCAACGCCCGTTTGCCCGTACGTGTTTTTGCCTGCAGCCAGGTCGGCAAGTGATTTGCGCGCTTCGTCGGCCGATGCCGACATTGAATCTAACACCATCGCGCTAATCTTGAACGGCGCCGCAATCTCCGCCGCAATCAATGACGCGCCGATGGCAAATTGGCCTAGGCCCGTGCCCATTCCTCCGCCTAATCCCGCAAGCTTGCCGCCGATTCCGCCTGTTGCGCTGGCGCCGCGTTGGGCCAAACCGCCAAGCGTTTTGTTGGCGTCGTTAATTTGCTTTTTAAGGTTGCCGGTGTTCACGGCTACGTCAATGTTCAGCGTTGGTAGTTTCATGCGGTCCCCGTAAACATTCCGATTTTCTGACGCTTCGCGCCCTTACCCGTGAATTTCTTCGCGGCCATGAACGCCAGTTCGCGGCGAAAGAATGGCAACAGCATTGGGGAGGTTGCTTGCGCGGTAATGACGCTCGACAACGTGCCGCGGTGCGCGACGCCGCGGCCGCGGTGGTACAGACCCTTTTTCCATCCCTTGCCCTTGCGTCCTGGCGGGCGCTGCAATCCGCCGCCCCACGTGTGAAAGCCAAGTTCGGTGAAGTGCGAACGCCATCCGACGCCCATTGCGTCATACGCAACGCGGCGCGCGCTGCCGGTGCCGGCAACGTTCAGGAATCCAGGCGGTTGCCGATATCCGACGCCCAACCACGCAATGCCGGACGGCCACATTTTCACACGGTAGGCCAGGTGTTTCGGGTTGAGGTTACCCGCGTTGCCTGCGCGAATGCTCGACATTTGGAACCGCGCAAACTGGCGTAGCGCGCCCTTTGCTATGCGGTCCTGCAACTCCGCGGAGAATTCGCGTAGCGCGGCCGTCACCTCTTCAAGGGATTTTTTGTCCAGCTTCACCGTTATGGCTGCGCTTAACTGCGTCAAGAAACCCCGCGTAGTAGGAAGTCGGCCTATAGCCGGTTTCAACAATCATTTCCAACGTGGAACGCTCCCACGGTGGTGCTACATGACGGCCGGCTAGGGAATGGCGCAGTAGCGCGCGCGATTCCCGTCCTAGTCCGACCCTTCGCTATAGAGCGCCTCGATAAACGGGATAGCCACTTGCGCCAGCGCCGCCGGGCAACCGTCCGCGGCGTCGGCGTCTACGAATACTGGCGTGCCGTCAAGGTTGCGCAGGTGACGCGCTAGGCACCAGCGGCGCGCGCACGCGGTGCTAGTCGTGTTCAGCTCTACCGCGGTCGTAAGGTCCAACAGGGTCGGCCGCGCTACTAGGAATTGCGCGCCTAGGAACGTCGCCGGCACGGGACGAAGTCGAAGAATGGATTCGATATCGATCATGCGACGTACGTGACTCCGCCAACGAATTTGACCGTAATGTTCGCCCGCACTACTTCGGCGCTGGCGATTGTGATAGCGAAATCCGTAATCATGCAGTTCACGGTATAAGTCGTAGTAATTGGGGACGCGCCAGCTGGAATGGTCGTAAATTTCCAAGCGGCGGCGACGCCACTAGCTACTTGCGCTTCCAGGTATTTGTGATTTGCAGGGTCGTAGATAATCGTCCCTGTGAATCCACCGCTACGAATTCCGTAGGTGAGCGCGCGGTCGGTATCGCCAACTTTTGTAACGTCCACCGTTTCCATCGTGAACGTAAGCGTACCTTCGGACCAACCAAGCAACGTAACCAATCCGCTTGCGCCGGTGTATTCCACTTTGCATCCAACTGTCGAGTAAACTGGCATTTATACGCTCCAATAAAGGTCGAAGGTAAGGGTAATAGTGGCAGGCGTCTGTTCGTCGCCGTCGCCTACTTCGGGCGCGTCCAAAGTCGTAGCAGTACGCACGGGCGCGTAAATCTTGATCGTGTCGTAGGTGTTTGCTACGAAGCCTGAAATAATGTCGGCGCCAAGATTGTTTGCGGCCAACGTTGTAACGGCTACGCCGGTGACGGTCACGGTTGATTGGTTCAGTACGCAATCCACCGTTACGCAGGTAGTGCTATCGACCACGAACGTAACCGCGGGTAGTACCGAATTCTGCAGGCGGTAGCCGTGCGTTATACGCGCGTCGGCTACTGCGCCGTTCGCCATTTGGGAAACCAGCATTGCGCGAATAGCGGTTTCAATGGTGGCCACTAGCTCACCTGCTCACATTGAATAACGCCTACGCGGCCGGCCTCGTCTAAGTCGATGATCGACGTAATACGCAGCGTGCGGCCGTCAACTAGCAGGCGGTCCACTTCGGTGACGCCCGCGGCAACCAACGCAGGCCAGCGCGCGCGTACCTCGCAGTTGCGACGCACGGCGACGCCGTCGGCGTACTGCGTTTCCGCCGCAGTCACCTGGCGCATCGAAACGGGAAAGGTAATGCCGTTAGTCCACGAATCAGTACGCATACCCAACGCATCGCGCGACGCGCTCGCGATCAATCGCGTAGCGTTCCAATGCAGTTGGCCCGCGCTAATCATCGGAGCTTACTCCGAACCGACATTGTTTCAAGAATGTAGGTCACCGACATTGGAACAGCCGAAAGGCCAATCGGTTGGAATGCTTCGGGGTTGTTGTACCAGGCGCCTACTAGCGCTATCACACAATGAACGATTTCCGCCGGCACCATATCGTAGCCCGCGGAGTAGTTCACGGTGATGGCGGTCCCCGGGTACTGCGCTGGCGACGTCAGGAAACGAATCATCGGTACCGGCCCTTGGGTACGGTCCAACCAATATTCCGCCGCGGCCATCGTCGTAATCGTGTTACTCGAATTCGCGTACGTAACACTCGTCAACGCGCCGAACGGCTGCGCAGGCAGTAGCGAATCTTTGAAGTACGGCAGGTACAACACTTGCGCGGATTTCACGAATGACAAACCAGTAGCGCGCGCGCAGAGGTCTTGCGCAGCTTCGCGCCAGCGGACCAGCTCGATATCGTCGGTATCGTAGTCAATCTTCAGCGCGGATTTGATTGTGCTGAGTGGTACCGACATAAGCCGCGCGCAACGCGTTAGCGCTGCGCGCAGGGGATTGGATTACTTGAATGCGAGGAACGCGAACGGACGCAGGCCGCTAACGCCGGTGTAAGTCACCACGTCGCTGCGCTTCCACGCCTGGAGCTTCCAGGTCAACGATTGCAGGCCAGTCATGTCGTCAAGCTTCGACTCGATTGGGCCGCGGTCGTAGATTTCGACGTTAGAGAAATCGCCCACAACTGCGGCGACGTCACCGGCGGCAGTCGTAGTCGGCATGAACTGCGAAACAATCACGGGAATCCCGTAGAGGTTTCCGCTCAGTCCGTTTGTGATGCCTTCGGCGACGTTGTCGCTCACCTGCCATAGATAGCGGCCGGCCGTGTCCTTAAGCATTCGGATGTTCTTTGCGGCTGTGTCGGACATCATCCAGCGGAACGATGCGCCGCGGCGGTACTGCGGCGAAACCAGGTGAGCGGTTTCGATGATCGCTTCAGATGCGCCAACGATGCCGCCCCAACCGCTTGCAGTATTTCCGATGGTCATCGTGTACTTATTCGCGGCGGTCTTGATTGTGGTGATGACGCCGGACGGCTGCGCGGGCGCGTTTGCCGCGGCCGCGCCGCCGGTTCCAGTCATCAAATACCCCTCTTCAGCAAGGCCGACGGCCATCGCGAGCTTATCCGCGAGGTACGTACCGCCTTGGATGTAATCGTTGTACGCCTGGTAGGTGATTGGAGTACGCGCCGCGTACGCGTAGTCGCCAATTGTCTTGCGGGTAAACGTTGGATCGGATTCAGTCACCAGGTTGATCGCTGGCGAAGAGCTCGCTACGTCCACTTCGTTCACCAGGTAGCCGGTCGGAATTGCAGTCTCAACCGTAACCTGTTGATCGGAACCGATAGTGGTCGCGCGCGAAATGCTGCGAAGCGGCATATCGTTCTGCAGCAATTGCCAAATGCGGCGCTGCATATCGGTTGGAAGCGGAGCGTTTGACGTGCCGGTGGTGAGGGTACGCAGTTCGTGGAAGTTTCCACTCTTCAACGCGCGGCCGAATGCTGCGCGGTACTCCGGGGTGCTAGCCACGTCGCCATCGGCAACACGGTTGCCAACGCTAGTAGCCGCGGCCTGCGCGCGCATGGTTGGCTTGCCGAGAGATTCAACGCGCGACGCCAGCGCGGCTGCGCGGGATTCGGTTTGAATCAGGGCGTCCAGTTCCACGTACCGCGCGTCCATGCGGTCGTACTGCTCTTGCTGCAGGGTGCCGAAATCGCTGCGCGAGTTCAACTCCTGCATATCCTTCAACAGTTGCTTTCGCTCAATCAAGTTCTGTGACATTGTGACTCCTAGCGCGTAGGGTCAATACGCGCGCGTTGGTTTCGCGGCCGGCATCGCGCAGGCTGCTACTAGTTTGCGGGTACGCGGCATCCACGACGATGCTCACTTCGTACAAATCTGCGCGGGTAACCGCGCGAAACGTTTTTTCCTTATTCCATTCGTCGGCGCGGACCGCGAACCCGAACGACATTTCGCCGCTCAGGTCGCCGCGCTGCAGCATGGTGCGCACGTCGTTTCCGAGTGTCGTATCGGGCAGTTCCGCGGAGAACTTCAAACCCTTTTCATCGCTGCGAAGGGTGAGCGTCCCGCTTTGCGTGCGCGCCAGCGGCATCGATGGATCGTGTTGGAAATACAACTTGACGTCGCCACCCGCCGCTAGCGACGCGTCGAACGCGCCGCGCTGGATGGTTTCGGTGAACGTCCTACCAATTTCGCGAATGGTGCCGGACGGCGCGCCGTAAATGCTGGCGTACCCTTCAAGGGTGCGGCCGTCTATAGCCGATGCTTTGAATCTTCGGCTAGAAATCATTGGGCGTCCCTCCATCCTGCGCGCTGGTATCGGTTCCGAGATTGGTCTTTCCGCCACCCGTACCCATGTTCTTCGCCACAATTGGTTCGTCCAATCCGGCAAGGGGCGCGTAATCCAACTCTTCGCGCGCTTCGTTGCGCGTGATGATTCCCGATTCGACGCCGGTGCGCAGCGCCGCGAATTGTTCCGCGATACCAGGTCGCATCCATTCGTCCACGTCCCACACCATCGCATCACCGACGTTTCCGAGCTTCGCCAAGATTTGGGAATCCCAACAACGCAGCCACGACATTAAACAGCCGTCGATATAGGCGCGCCCCTGCGCTTCCATTTGGGCGCCGCGCGCATCGTTCAGCGATTCGCCGAGCAAGTGCGGCGGTACGCCATAGATGCGCGCGACGTCGCCGATAGAGAATCTGCGCGCAGAGTCGAGGCCCGTATCGTCCAGGGTGCTGGATAGGCGTTCGATGCGCAGGCCGTCCATAGCGACCAGCGGGCGGCCGCTATTGATCGACCCCGAATGCTTTTCCATGTAGTCGCGTTCGATAGCCTGCATTGCTTCGGCGCTCAACTTGCCTGGATGAACTAGCGCTACCTTCGGATTGCCGGCATTTTCGTACGCTTTCAGGGCCATCGTTTCGGTGGCCCCGAGCAACTCAATCGACGTACGGCACATACCAATCGGGCTGTCTCCCCAAAGCCCGTTAGTCGAAGGTGCGCGCAGGTGGAACATTTCCGAGAGCTGGATATCCCCGTACTGTTGCGTGCGGTAGAACGGCGTCGCCGTTTGCGTCACCAGCTGCACGCGTTCGGGGTC